CCACCAGTTTCACCACCTACACCAGTGGTGCCTCCAGTAAGCCCACCTACACCAGTGGTGCCTCCTGTAAGTCCACCTACACCTGTAAGCCCACCAGTTTCGCCTCCAATCAACTGTGGTTGCCAGAGCGAGTTTGGTCTATGTCCAGCACTTAACACTGCATACTGCTGTAACTTCTGTGGTTGCGTATGCGGTGGTCCTGGTGGAACATGTTCTGGTTGCTAATAATAAAATTAACTGATACAATAGGAGAATAATGACTATACACAAATATGTTTATCTGCAAGGAGAAGATGTTATTGCAGTCTTGTCCTACGACGATAATGATCCATACTTTGCAGGTCTTGTTTCTGGAATAGACTCTGGAGCAATTCTTATTGAAGTTGATGAAGAAAATCCTGCTGATCAATTTTGGACATGGGATGGAATTACAGCAACATCTCCTACTGGAGAAACCTGGACAGGAGAAGAAAATGGCTAAGAGAAAATTAATCTACATATTAGATGAAGATGTTTGTGGATTTATAACATTTATGGATGATTTTCCTCAAAATGTTAAATTGGCAGAAAACTTAACAAATAATCCGACAGTTATTAAAGTAGATAACGATGTAGATGTTATGCGTACATGGAAGTATGATGGAGAGAATTTCTACGATCCAAACGAATAAATAGGGGAATAATGTCAGACTGGAAGAAATTTAAAGAAGCAAACATAGATAAGGCCAGAGAAACAAGACCATGGGATTTACTAAATCCTAAAACTGAATATGCTTCTGATGAAGAGGCTAATGCAAGATATGAAATATGTTTAGGATGCCCAAGTCTAATACAACTGACTAAACAATGTAAAAAATGCGGATGTTTCATGAGTGTAAAAACAAAAATGAAAGCATCTACTTGTCCAATAGGAAAATGGTAAAGGGGAAAATATGAAAGAGTTAGCGCCAGGAATTGTAGTGTTTGAAAATATATTTCCTGATTCATTAGACTATGTTAAACGCATAGAAGAAAGCGGTATTTCTTGGAGGCCTGCAGAAGTACTCGTAAATGAAAAAGCATATGAATCTGGTACAAATACTAAAGCCAGGGATACAGATTTAATTATGTTGCCACATCATGAATCAAAAGAAACTGATATTTTGTCAAATTTTACAAAAGAATTTCATAAAAATCTAAAGCCTTGTTTAGATCAATATATGGCTACATACTATGCAAGAATAGAAAAGTTTGAAAACCCACAATTGCTGCGGTATGGAAAAGAACAAAGATTCCATGACCATATAGATGACCATCCCTTCTTTACAAGACGCATATCTTTGACATATTATCTTAATGATGATTACGAGGGTGGAGATGTAGAGTTTAATAGATATGGACTTAGATTTAAGGCTAAGAAGAATGATCTTTTGATCTTCCCTTCCAATTTTATGTATAATCACCAGGTATATCCTGTTACAGATGGCCTAAGATATGTGGTGGTCCAATGGATGGCGTAGGATTAATTAAAGATGTATTGCCTGCTGATGAATTTGCAAGACTATCTTCTCATTTCAAAGATAGCCCAAAACTACAAAATATGGGTGTAGATGAATTTGGAAGAAAACTATTAGGCGACAATGATGAATCTATTCTAAAAGAGTTTAGCGAAATGTTGCTGCCAAAAGTAAGAGAATTCTTTGGAAGTAGCACATTGCTTCCTTCCTATAATTTATTTGCAGAATATTCGGCAGACACAATTAGTCTTCATAAGCATAGAGATTTAAATGCCTGCACATATACGCTGGATCTAACTCTATATCAAAAAGGGCCATGGGCAATATATGTAGAAGGTCAAGAATTTTTAGCGTGGCCAAATGAAGCGGTAATGTTTATGGGTGAAAAGTATGAGCATTGGAGAGATACAATTGAGAACAACACAGATAGAATTGGAGTAATATTTTTTCATTATGTAGAGCCTGAACATTGGTATTTTACCAAAGGTCCTGATCATATATATAAAATATGGGAGGAATACAGAAATGAAAGAGCATGAGCCAAAGAGATATTTCTCAAATATAATGAGGCCTCCAACAAATGAGCAACATTATGTAGAAACTCCTTATGGCAAAATTGAACGCAAAATAGAAAAAAAATTAATTGCATTAAAAAAAATGCTGACAAAATGGAGAAAACATGACAAATAAAGTTGAGGCAAGGTCTATTAAAGACTTTTTTCCACCAGAACTATTTGAAAAGATAAAAGCAAAAGTTCTTTCGTTAAATATGGGTCCTGATGGTCCGCATTTCTATCATACAGTTGCTGGAAGATGGCTAACACACATTGATTTTGAACCTGAAGTAGAAGCAGAGATTTTAGAAATAGCAAAGAAGACATTTGGCATAGATAACCTACAAAGGGCTGGATTTCATACTGCAAGATATCAAAAGCAAAATGGCATTAAGCCACAACTTTGGAAGCATGTTGATCAGTCAGCCTGTGCATATTCTTTAGATATTTGTATAGATAAAACTGTTGATTGGCAATTAGTTGCTGATGATAAATATTTTGATGAAGCGCCAAATCAATGTATTGTATTTTCTGGTAATGACCATATGCATTGGCGACCAGAATATCCGACAGATGATGAAGATAAATATGTAACGCTTTTATTTATGCAATTTGCAACACCTGATCATTGGTACTTTACTCAAAAAGATAATGAAGGATTTGCAGAAAATAGTTGGAAGTCAGATTTTAAGTTTAGAGTTCAGTATGGATATTGGTCTATGCCAGACTATAGCGATGGAAGGCCTGTCTGTGAATGCTGCGACTATAGACATGTAGCAAACTTTGAAGAAAAGTATCAGGCAGAAAAAGAGTATTGGGACACTCTATATGGACCTGAAAAGTTGGTTTAAGAGTCAATTAAGACTTATTGAGATAGAACTATATTCTTATTGTAATAGGAAGTGCTGGTTCTGCCCTAATTCACATATAGACAGAATTTCTGATAATAAAGTCATGCCAGAAGAGATGTATCTATCTATAATAAATCAACTGGCAGAAATAGACTACGATAAAGAAATTACATATAGTAGATACAATGAGCCACTTGCATATAAAGAAATAGTTTTAAAGCGTATATCTCAAGCAAGAGAAAGACTACCTAAAGCAAAACTAAGAACTAATACAAATGGCGATTATGTTACATTAGACTATATATATGAATTACGAGATGCAGGATTAAATGAGTTATTTATTCAGCAGTACCTCGCAAATAATGAGCAGTACAACCATGCAAAAATGAAAAAGCGTATGTTGGCTAAAATAAAGGCTCTTGGAGTTCCTTATACAGTTATAAGCGATATAGACAACCAAAGAATAGAATACGACTTAGACATACAAGGCATAACAGTACATCTAAGAGCACGAAACTTTGCAGTAGAAGGCACAGCAAGAACTGAAAAAGTTGCGGGATTCAATGAAAAATATGTCAGAACAAAGCCATGTATGCAAGTATTTAATAATATGTACATAGATTATAATGGCTCTGTGATGGTCTGTTGCAATACAAGATCAGATGTTCCTTTACATAAAAATGGGATTATGGCTCATATTACTGATGCTCCTATTTGGGAAATATATAGAAATGAAAAATATACACCTTGGAGAGAACATCTAAAGGATGAATCGCCTAAATCTGGAATTTGTGCGGGATGTAAAATAGATCTAAAGGTAGAAGAATTCTAATGGCTACTAATCAATTTGAAAGACCACTATTTAACTTTGAGACATATTATGACGAAATAATATCAGTTCCAAATGAAGATCTACCAATTTATGTATTAAAAAATGTAAGAATAAATCCATGGGCAAAGAACATTAAACATTACGATATGCCTGGTTATTGGATGTGCCTAACAGATGGCGGAAGGCAATATGGTCATTGGATAAAAGAATCTATAGGCGGATTTGTATATTGCCAGACACTCTTCAAAGACCTAAAGCCTTTCTTTTTAGAAACTTTTAGTGGTAGAGATAATTATACATTTCACCCAATGTCAGATTTAATAGAATTTGCTCATGGAAAAATTATGCAAGACTTTGGAGATCATGGCATCTATATGATGGGCAATGAAATACATGAGACAAGTTTCTTTATAGAAAATCTTGTAATAATGATGGACAATCAGCGAGTATTCTTTAATACTGAATTTCCATTTTTTGCTGAAGCCCACTGCCCACAAGTATCTAAGGCCTTAGCCAATTATTTTAAAGACTACAAAGTAGATGATGAAAATTTACCAAAAAAGATATTTATGAGTAGAAAAAATGTAAGCCAGGACATGAAAAAATCTGGGCTATATAAAAATCAATACTTCAAGAATAGATACTTTGAGGAATGGGTAGAAGACGCAATAGAAAAAGCATTTGTTGATAAAGGGTATGCTGTAGTAAGTTGGTCAGGAAGACCATTACAAGATCAAATAAGAATATCTCATAATGCTACTCATTTGGCTGGAATTATTGGTACCGCTTTTCATAACGCCATATGGTCACAGAATGGAACAAAGTTTTATGCAATAAGACCAAATCAAAAATATCTATTTGATTGGGAACATGACATAGTTCGCTCTTTAGAAAATGTCACATATCAGAATGTAGATCCATGGCACTGCAAAGATTATCAAGAGATGTATGATTTTATTTATAATTCTATAAACGATGAAAGTTAGATTTATTTTCGTGTATTAAGCAATCTAAATAATTCATTGCTTTTATTTTGTGTTCTAAAGCACTTCCTCTGACTTTATCAAAAGCAAAGTCTAAGGCATAGCCTTGCTGAAAACGAACATGAGGCACATATGAGGCATGAATAGTTTCTTCAATTCCTAAGTCAGATAGAATCCTATTGCACAGCATCTGTAGGCCATGCTGACTAAGAATCTGATCATCATCAATAAATAAATTTATTCTTTTTATTTTTTCTGGAATAGCATGTATTGGTGGATTAAGTCCATTAAAAAGAGTCTTGGTCTGAAAATCTGCGGTATAGAATTTAGTTAGCCACATATCAAGATCTTCTAAGGTTAAGTCCAGAGTATCATCAACATGTACTCCAGAATCACTTTTTCTTTTACCAAATGCATCAAAAATTCTGAGATTAGTAAACTCAGCCAGGGTTCTATCTACTGGATCTCTAAAAATACTAAAAACATAAGTTTGGTCATCAAAGTTATCCCAACTATTGTGATCATTGAAACGCAGATTGGCGGATGTATCTATCCCATGCCTGTTCATAATTTTGTACAGGTTCTGCATAATATTTATATCAAAAGACACACCAGTAGTCTTTGGTATATTTAAAAAGTAAAACTTGCTATACATAAGGACAGTATAACATAAATAAGGAGAAATACATATATGAGCATAGAGCAGTTATTAGGCGCTATAGTTTCTGCAATCACAATAGCAGTTGCATTTGCTGGCGGAGTAAAATGGCTGGTAAAGCATTATCTAAGCGAATTAGTTCCAAATTCTGGAAAATCGCTCAAAGACCAAGTTACAAGGCTTGAGGCAAGAGTAGATGAAATATTCTTTCTTTTGCTTGAATCAAAGCCAAAGACACGCAAGAAAACAAAGGACGAATAATGCAAAAATCTCAAAATGGATGGCCTGCGTCTCCTGACCAAAAGGAAATAGGAGTAAAGGAATTCAAAATCAAAAACGCTAATAGAAAAATGAGACTACAGAAAGATGCTGGAAAGATCTTGGCTGCCTTTGCAAGCGAATTTCATGCTCAAGTAGAACCTATTGACGAGGGAGTGTTTGATGATTGGGCATACGCCTATAGGAATGTAAGGCTAAGTGATTCTGAATTATCAAATCACGCATCAGGTACAGCAATAGATTTAAATGCTACAAAACATCCTTTAGGTTCTGAAAATACATTTACCAAGCAGCAGGCTATAATTATCAGAGAATTATGTAAGAAATATGGAATTAGGTGGGGCGGCGATTACAAAAAGCGGAAGGACGAAATGCATTTTGAAATCGTAGAAACACCTGATGAAGTAAAACAAAGAATAAAAGATATGAAACTCTAAAGGAGAATCATGGCTAAAGCAAAAATAGAACTATCAAATAAAGACAAGGCTCTTGCAATGGCTAAATCATGGCTAAGAGCATCTTTGGCTTCTGTATTGGCCCTGTATTTAGCAGGACAGACAGATCTTAAAGTACTTGCTAATGCATTTTTAGCAGGTCTTGCAGGTCCAGTGCTGAAAGCACTTGATCCTAAAGCAACAGAGTTTGGCAAGAAAGCCAAATAACTGGTAAAATTAATACAGTAGGAACACTGCACCTCTCACTAATAGAATTGGCAGATCATCCTATAAAGGCCCTGGAAGTGATTCTGGGGCCTCCTACTCATCAGAGTACACTGAGTACCTCAAAGTGTCTAAAAAGGGTCTTAGAAGGCTTTTAAAGGGCATTCTGGAGGAACTCATAGGGGCTTGAAATGGGGCTTAAAAAGGAGAAATCTAATTATAAGCAAAAATACAACAATTGGGGCTTTGATTGTAGTAATAACTATATTAATATTACAATTAATGACTCCACAACCAGCAATTCCAGTTACATATGAGCCAAGACCTCCACTATTACAGGTGGATGCAAAAGCGGTAGCGAAAGAATTGCTAACAAAAGAACAATACTCATGCTTTACACAACTGATAGGAAAAGAATCAGGATGGAGGCCAGAAGCCCAAAATCCTACATCTTCAGCATCAGGAATAGGGCAGATCTTAAATTCTACATATAAGGGTTTAGGAATGAGAAAAACAGAAGCAGGCGTAACACAACTTGTGGCTACACTTGCATATATTCACAGGAGATGGGTAACACCATGCAATGCCTGGGAAAATTTTAAAATTAAAGGATGGTACTAAATGTCAGAATCAAAAATAGATGAAAATGGCAATGAATACTGGGAAGTTGAACTTACTGACGATAATGGAAATATCGTAGTACAAAGAATCTATTAATTTGTATAAGTTGACATAGGTTTTTGATGTATGTTATACTTATTGTAATATGTGTCTAACATATTGTCTTCTTCTCGTTGCCATGAGAGGAACACCTCCTGAATAGCCAGTCCCAGGTTCAAAGGCTTCCTTGCCTGTCTCGCCTGGGGCTGGTTTTTAGTATAGATTGACAAATAAAAAACTTTTCTGCTACAATGGTGCTATGAGACATAAAGGGGCAAATCATGTACATAAAACAAGTGCGTACAAGAAGAAATACTTATAGCACTGTAAAGTACGATAATGATGGAAATCTTATTCTGCAAACAAAGGCTGCAAGAAAAGCCAGAGCAGAAGCCAGGAAAAAGCAGGAAATCAAAAAGACAGTTAGAAAATGTACTGCTTTAACCAAGAAGAAGAAGCCATGTCCCAATAATGTAGAGGCTTGGAGAGATGTAGATTTGTGCCATGTCCATGATCCAAATGGTAAGTTTAGACAACAGATTCAAGTAAAGAAAAGAATTTATAAAGAAACAAATAATAAGCAGATGGCTAAAGAGGCTATAGCAAATAATAACAGGTGGAGGCCTCTTACAAATAAATACGAGAATAGATGTGTAGTTTGTAATGCTATAATGTATCCTGGTGAAAAGATTTTGTGGAACATTAAGACAAAACAGGTGAAACATGTAACACATTAAATTATATAACATACTCTGTTCAGAATCATTGCGTACGCTTTGAGGGAACAACGCCTAAGACAACAGAAGGAGTTAAGGTGTGAGGTAAAAACTCACAGAGTTGAAGAGAATGTGGCATCGTAGGAGATACGACACACTTCAAGGAAAGTTTCTGCAGGGGGTTAGTTTAAAAAAACTAATCAAGATACTCTACCTGCTTGGTGCCAAAAAACAATTAAATAAAATAAATTATATAAAACGCTTGCTTCGCAAGCAAAGCCTTCGGCTTTAATACTTATAAATTATTTTAAGCCAGAAGGTATTGAAGTTATAAAATATATAATCTTTGCTTCATAATTTATATTCATGTATAATGTATTTATGATTAATAAACAACCTGGCCTGTTTTCTCGCTTTTATAAAAAGAACCCTATAGAGCAATTAATGAATATGTCTGATGAAGAAATAACTCAGGCTATTGATGAATATTTAGAAGGTTATATTAAAAGATTTGAACAAAGAAATGGTAAGAATGTACCATTACCTGAAATTGAATTAAAAACAATAAATGATATTAGAAATAAAAGAACTAATATTTCCAAGAACCCAATCGTTCCTGGAAGAAGGCCATATAAATGAAAGAACCAAAAAGATACTTTGCTAAATTACTGAGAGGAGAACTTATGTCATCTGGACAGCGAAAGCGTAAATTACCATTTAATGATACAATTATCAAAGATGGCAAAGTTGTCAGAATTAGAAAAGATGGAACAGTCAAGGCTATTCTTGGAACTTTAGCAGACATGAGGAAAAAGAAATGAACACATGGAGTATTGTTGATGGAGACATAGTTCTCTCATCAGAAGATAAAGAGCAATTAGAATTTGCTAATGCATGGATCGCAAATCTTGTGCAAGCAATTAGAAGTCAAGTTTTAGAGGAGGTTTCAAATGGGCGGTCAGAGTTATCCGATAATTCAGGAATTGAACAACCAGAATTACCAGAAGTCCCTTGCTGAGGATTTAAAGGGAGTTTCTGCAGCATTAGAAAATGCAATTGAACAATTAGACTTTATCATTCAAGGCATGTTAAATGAATGTGATTGTGAAGATGGCTGCTGTAAATAATGCGTTTTCATGTAGTTTCTTTACCACATACTAATGTAACCAAAGCATTTGCCAATTGTGCATATACCGCTAAGGTTCATTATTTTTGCAACATGATGACTTCTCTTGGTCATGAGGTATTTTTGTATGCGGGTACTGAAACAGATGCAAATGTATCTCATTTATTTACATGCTTAACAGAAGAAGAAAGATTAGAAGCATTAGATGGAAAACACTATACATCTGCTTCGTTTGATAATACTTTAGAGCATTGGGTTAAATTCAATAGTAGAGCAATTAATGCAATTGTAAGACATATTCAGCCAAAAGACTTTATTTGTTTAATTGGAGGAACCACTCAAAAGCCAATTGCAGATGCATTTCCAGATCATATGTCTGTAGAATTTGGCATAGGTTATGGCGGTACCTTTGCAAAGTACAGAGTATTTGAATCTAATGCATGGAGACATTCAATCTATGCAATGCATAAAAATCCTACAACTGTAGATGGAAATTTCTATGATGCAGTAATTCCTGGATATTTAGATCCTGAGATGTTTCCATTCCAGCCAGATAAAGAAGATTATTATTTATATATAGGCAGAATGATTCCACGCAAAGGAGTGGACATAGCCAGTCAGGTCTGTGAAAAATTAGGTGTCAAATTAATCATGGCAGGACCTGGAGATTATATTCCTAAGTATGGCGAATATATTGGGCCTGTAGATACTGAGACAAGAGCCAAGTTATTTGGTGGAGCAATTGCTACCTTTGTGCCTACGCTCTACATAGAACCATTTGGAAATGTCCATGTTGAGTCCATGATGTGTGGAACACCTGTTATTACCACTGATTGGGGAGTGTTTACTGAGACTGTTGAAAATGGCGTAAATGGCTATAGATGCAATACCTTTGCTGAATTTTTGCGGGCAGCAGAAGATGTAAAAAATCTTAATCCTAAGACCATAGCAGATAATGCCTATATAAAATACTCCTTAGATACAGTTAGATGGAAATATGATAGATATTTCAGAAGACTATTAGATTTATGGGACGAAGGTTGGTATAAAGTCTGACCAGTCATGTCTGGCTCAGGTTTGACAAGTTTGACCAAATCATGGTATACTTAATTCATACAGTTCAAAAGACTGTAAATTTAGAGACAACAAGGAGAAACAAATGTTAAATACATTAAATCCAGACACCTTAATCTGTGTCTATTGTGAGCAGGTAGTTGCGGAAAAGATTGACTACTCAAGAACACAAATATGCGTACCATGTAACGAATATAAGTCAGTTACAACTGTCAGAGAATATCTGGAGGTGTATGCATAATGTTAAAAAGAAAATGTTCAAAATGTCAAGAAACAAAATCAGTATCAAAGTTTTATTTTAATAAAAGAGAAAAGCGTTATAAGAGTCATTGCAAAGAATGTCATATTGGTGGAGTATTAGAAAGTCGTAGAAGTAGTTCACGCAAATGTGAATATGCAGAATGTGAAAATATTCATTATGGATTAGGTTATTGCAGACTACATTATGAAAGAGTAAAGTTGACAGGAAATCCTGGAGGTCCAGGAATCTATAACTCTACTGATCCAAATGATCCTCGTGTATTACGAAAGTTTGGAATCACAGCAGAAGAATTAAAAGAAATGGCAAAAGATGGTTGCCAGGTTTGTGGTGTAAAGATAGCATCATTTGCACTTGATCATGACCACAAATGCTGTAACGAAGTTCCATACTGTGGCAATTGCACAAGAGGGTATGTATGTCAATCATGTAATACAAGCATTGGGAAATACGAGAATGATACAATACATCCAACAAATCCAGTTAAGGATAAGATAATTAGTTATCTGGTTAATCACGATATTCGTCTAAAGAAAAAGGGGCTGTTGTAATGATAACAAATAAAGAAGAATTTTATGCCAATCGTAGAGGATTTGGCTATGTAGAAGAACAGATTGATGCTGAGTGGCTTGTATTAAGTCTTTCTCCACAACCTTTTAATTTACTTCCAAGTTCAACAAGAGATTCATATGTGTCTGAAGAAGCATGGCTACATGGCTTATCAGAGCACGAGAGAATATCAAGGGAGATTAATGATGCCAAAAATAATTGATACTCCAGAAATCAAGCGGGAACGATTAGAAGAAGCCTTAGCAACTATATGTGTCAATGCCAACAAACACATAGACTATAATAGAGGAATGCAAGTATTTTTCAAGGATATGGAGTGGGTATTAGAATGTCAGAAGTAAATCATCACAAAGTATTTTATTGCAATGAATGTGAAGAAGTAGAGATTGAATATCCTAACTATCCTCCATTAGATATGTGCGAAGAATGCAATGTTAAATTAGAGCAAATAGGTTGGGTTGAATATGACTATTCCACCTTTAAGGGTAAGGATAAGAAATAATGAAAGCAAGTAGATTAAATAAATTAGAATTACTTGGACATGTTGGTGTTGATTCAGGTACTATTGTAATCAATGATCCAATACATTCAGATACTATTAACTTTGAAGAAATCTTTTCATGTGTTGATAATGGTGATTCTGAATTGCCTTACGAAAATGGAAATGCTGGAAGAGCCATTGTAGTTCCTACAGGAACAGGTGATGGATATTATCCAGTCTACGCAAAGATTGCAGATGAAGGATTTGGCGAAAGAATTTATGCAATTGTCATAGACTTCAGTAGAGTTGGGAAGTATGTATCGTGATGCAATATGTAATGGTGTTTATAGCAGCAGTTGTTGCATATGGCACTGGTAGAAGCGTAATCATTTGGTCGTTTCTAACTTACACTTTTGGATTCTGGGCTTTACTTCCACTTGCATTCTTACCAATTAATCATAAGAGACTACAAGATAGAATAGATTGGATTAAAGATATTATTGAAGAAGATAAGCCAGAAGGCTATAAAGACTTTGATACTGTTGATGATTTAATGAAACAATTATAAAATAAATAGGGGTCAATATGGAATGTCAGTTATGTCAGCATGAAGCAAGACATGAACAATATCTTTGCAGACGCTGTGAAAGTAATTTAAGAGGTCATCTCTCTGACATTCCTACCCTACAACAAGAAGCAAAAGGCTTCCTGGTTCCAGGCAGAACTGGGTCAGGATCTCGTAACTCAGAAAGATCATTAGGCTTTAATGTAGCAGCAATGGACTACTCTACAGCGATAGAGACATTGCCTATCCTACATAAGTATGAAGCCATGATCCGCAGAGCGAGGAAGTTAACACCACCAGCCCTGCTCAATGCAGAGCCAAGCATAGAGGCAGAGGTTGTTGCAGCAGCCCAGTTCCACCTATCGCATTTGGACTGGACATTGAAGCAGGATTGGGTTGGTGAATTTGCGAGGGATGTAAAAGTAATCCACTCTAAAGGATTATCAGTAACTAAATCATTCATAGAAACAAGTAGAAGAATCCCATGTCCTACAGAAGGATGTAAGAATAAGGTTGCTATTGATATAGATAATATTCTTGGAGATGTATTCTGCTTGAAATGTAAGGGTTCTTGGACACTTTATAGAGTCTTGCAGTTGGCTATGGCTAATCCAGATAAGAGGTTTTGGCTTGATCTTGAGGCTATTTGTCTATGGCTGAACATGACCAAGAGAGAAGTAATGAAGGTTGTGGATACTCATGGGATAGCCAAGAGGAATGGACTCTATGATATTTCTGCTATCGTAAGATTGAGGAATCAGGTTGCAAGTTTCTAATTTATCTGCTATAATGATTGGGCCTGTACTTCGCACACCCAAAAATAGGGAGGAAGTAATATGTTAAGTATCAGCCTATCTATAGGACCATGCAATACTCAATTACAGACTGATGAACGCCTATCATTTGATGGCATAGAAACATTATTAAATAGAACATCAGTAACTACATTAACAATGTTTAATGCCCACCTGGGAGCGGTAGTCCAGTATGAGAACTATGACAATGACCATGAGTGTGAAGAATGTGAATCACTAAATGAAGAAACAGAATAAATATAATGAAGAAGTTTTATTCACCTTGTTTATATTGTGGTGTACTCTCCAGGGGTAGTACCTGTCGTCAGTGTTTAAATGCTATCCAGGGTAGGGACCCACTAAGAAAAGAACGAAATAAAAAATATGATAGTGAGTGGCATAGACTATCTAAATTAGCAAGAAGCCTACAGCCCTGGTGTTCAAGATGCGGAAGTAAAAAAGACCTGACCGCAGATCATATTTTAAGTCTGGCAAATGGTGGATCTAACATACTTGAAAATATAATTGTTTTATGTAGATCATGCAATTCATCTAAAAAATAGTTTTAATAATTAATTTAAAATAATACAAACACCGCATAGCCCCTACC